CTGGTCCCGCACCTCCGCGGCCTGGTTCAGCACATCCTCCCGGGCGTTCGGCTTGAACCCGCCCGCCGCGCGCACCGCGTGATACACCCTATCGCCGCGTCGCAGCGTGTAGCGATACAGCGCCCTATGCGGTATCCGTCGCCTCTACCACCTGGAGGACGTCCGCCGGACCCTCGAAGCGCAGGAAGCGCTCGCTCGTGTAGTTGTAGTGGTACATCCCGGAGAGGATCGAGACCGTGCCGTCCGGCAAGGGTCTTTTGAACACGAGGCGCGCCGCCTTGATCTCCTGCAGCTTCTGCCGGTAGCCCCGGCGCCCGGTCAGCATCACCGGCGCCTCGATGCGCGCCACCAGCAGGCGCAGCGCCGCGCGCAGCGTGGCCGTCTCCGCCTCTTCCGCCCCGTCTTCGGCAATGTCGCGCAGCAGGACCAGGCCGCGGGCCTGTTCGTCACCGGCCCTGCGCTGCTCCTCGCGCGCGGCGATCTGCGCCCGCTCCCGCTCCAGCGCCGCGTACCGCCGGTCGTAGTCGCCCTGGCGCAGCCGGCCCGCGGCCAGCAGGTCCAGGAGCGTGTCGATCGCCGCGTTGATCTCCTCCACGGTCCGGGTGGCGGCGGCGGCCCGGGGCTTCGGGGGCTTTGGGGGCGGGGGCATCTGCGGCAGGCGCGCGGCCAGCGCGGCGAGGGCGAAGCGGACGGCGCCGTCCACCCGCTGCGCCCCCAGCCCCATGGAGTTGCCGCCACCGAGGCGTGGCCGGGACGAGGCGTGCGGGATGCCCAGCGCCGTAGCCTCCTTGCACACGTAGCTGTACGCCGTGCGCCGGAGCTCCGGCAGGCCGGATTTGCCCTCGCCGCTGGTGCGCACCACCATCGCCCGGCCGCAGAAGGCGCAGACCATCAGGCCGGAGCACAGCGCCCGCGTGGACTGGCGCAGGCGGTGGGGCGCGGGCGCCTCCCCGCCCATGTAGGGGCCGCGCTGCCCGTGGCCGGCCCCCAGCGCCGCCTGGATCGCGTCCAGGGCGTCCGCCTCCTCCGGGGTCAGCAGCGGCGGCAGGACGCCCTCGCGCACCACGCGCAGCGGGTCGCCGGGCGCGCGGCGCCGGCCGTACACCGCGCAGCCGCGCATCACGAGCCGCTGGTCGGGCGCGAGGTAGAGGTACACGCCGTTGCCCGACCACAGCTTCCCCCGGCGCGTGCGCAGCCCCTCCGCGTTCAGGGTGGCCGCGATCCGGTGGTAGGGCAGGCCGGCCAGGCGCAGCGCGACCAGGCGCCGCACGGTCGCGGCGAACGGGTTCAGGGACCAGCGCGCCGGGTCTTCCGGCGGGATGCTCGTGTCCCGGTCCAGCCACGCGGGCGGGTTCCCGCCGTGGTGGAGGCCCGCCTCCGCCCGCTGGCGGCGCGCATCGCGTACCCGGCGCGAGATGTTCCGGCGCTCCATCTGCGCGACGCCGGACAGCATCGTGAACACCAGCTCGCCCACGTCGGTGTCGCTCCGAACGCCCTCGCTGACGGCGTGGATGGCGATGCCCTCGTCGGCGAACGCCTGGCGGATCTGGTGCAGCTCCGCGGCGTCGCGTCCGAGGCGCGACAGGTCGTAGACGACGAGGTGGGCGAAGGCGCGCTCCCGGGCCAGTTCGTAGAGGCGGGCGAGCCCCGGGCGGCGCTGCCAGGAGGGCGTCCCCTTCTTGCGGTGGGCGGCCTTGGCGCCGCCGCTGGTGTCCAGGTCCGTGCAGGCGCGCGTCGTCGCCTCGTCCAGGCGGTAGCCGTGGATCTCGCAGTAGGCGGCGACCTTCCGGAGCTGCGTCTCGGAGGACAGGGACGCGCCGCTCTCCACCTCGTCGGCCTCGGTGCGCGACTGGCGCAGGTAGCCGAGCGCGAGGGGCGCCGGCCCCCCTCTGTCTCGGTCTTTCGCTTCTTTCATAACCACGGGCGCAGCCGGTGGAAAGGGAAGTTTCTAAACACAAAAACTTTTACTGTATCAAGTACGAGCATGAATCGCTATCACATCAGTAAAATAATTATACGTTGAACTGGTTCAATCGTCAGAAGCCGGGTATACTTCAAATGCCAGGGACGAAACTCGGCTCCAAGCCGTGTGAGCGCCGGGAAACCGGAGGCTCCTATATCCTTGGCTTTTTAACGTCTGGGGGCAGGGGGCGGCGCCATGTTTGACAGCCCCTGGATCGCTTCCAGCGTAAGCGGTTTTGTCGCCCCGTACTGGATGGGGTCTTTCACCGAGGGGTGGAGATACTTGACGGTCCGGAACTGCGGCCACATCAACTCCACGAATCGTTCCTCCCGCACCTCATAGAAGCGCTGTAGCGCCCACAAGAAGTAGTCCGCCGCCTGCAACTGCGTATTCTGCTTGGAGGGCACAGCCTGGATGTTCAGAACGGGCGGAATCTGCTGAATGACGACCTGTCCGTTGACGGGGCAGGGAACACGCTTCAGCGCTTCCGTCAGTGCTTTTGTGCGGCTGGAGTTCCCCCTACTGGCAAAAACTACATTGTACGTGCGGTTGTTGTCCAGCAAGCCCGTAAAGGTGTGCGAAACGGTCCAATCGTACAGCTCGTTCTGGTGGTAGCGGTAGCCAGGTTCTTTCTGGTTTCGGATTTGGACGGACTTCTCGATCAGAACTTTGTTGCGCACCGCGGCGCTGAACTTGATCTCGTGGGTGCGCAGCAGAGCGAACACCTCGCGCCGTACTTCGGGCAGGTCGTCCTTCGCGTGAAATAGCAGGGCGGTCTTCTTGTCCGCCTTCTGCATGGTCGGAACCCGCTTGAACCACGGGTCTTTCAACAGTTCGGACCGCAGGTCTTCGAGTTCCCGGGCCAGGCGTTGCGGCTCCGTCACTTCAATCGTGCCGATGATGAAGAATCGGGAACAGCCGGGCTGACCAACAATGCACTTGCCGTGCTTGTCGTAGAGCGAGCCGTCCCCCGCCTCATCAACGAAGAAGTGTCTTTCGTCTACAGCTGTCGTGGCGATGATGGGCATCTTTTAAACCGTCGCCCGTGACCCCCGTCACAGTCTCGCGCCTATGGCGATGGGAACACCAGTTCCTCCACGCGCCGAGCGACCTGGTGCCGGACGCAGCCGGGGTCGTCGTCGTAGCGGTACACGTCCGCGGCGCCGGTGAGCTGGGGCGGTATCCACTCGAACACGGCGGCGTGGGCCAGCTCATGCACGTAGGCCGCGGCCTGCTCCCGCGGGGGGTACGCCTCGTTGATGGCGATGGCGCAGCCGAACAACGGGTGCCAGGCACACTCGCCGCGGTCGCCGCCAGGCGAGTACCAGGTGTGGTACCGGACGCCGAGGCGGTCGGCCACCTGCTGCCAGGTGGCGGGGGAGGCAAGGTCGGAGGCGCCCAGCTCCAGGGCGCAGCGCTCCAGACGTGCCGCAATAAGGCGTGCGCACTCCTCGATCGTGGTGGCGGGCACGGCTTCGGGCCGCCACGAAGAACCATCGGTCATCCTTTCCCCTGCCCGGACAAACCTGGGTTTGTCCCTGGTCCGTGGCGGCAATCCCTGCCTGCCCGGACCTGTACCATACTGCCCGGTTACTCTTCCGGGTCTTTCTTCGCCCGCTTCCGGGTCGTGCTGCCGCCGCCGATGCTGTCCTCGGTGGCGGACCGCCGTACTTCTTCCACCAGGCGCCGGGCCAGCTCCCGCCGCGACGGGTCCGTGATGCCCTCGTAGGAGTCGATCAGCTCCATCGTGTCCGGGTCGCTGACGTAGGTGATTTCGCTTTCGTCTTGCTGCTCTCCACCATTTGCGGCAATCCACGCTGAGGTGACTTGCGCACGCGGAATACCCAGCGCCTCCGCCCACCTCAGCGCCACATCGTAATTGACGTAGCGTGCCCCAGACTCATAGCGCTGTATGGTTGAGTGCTTTGTCTCCAACAAATCCGCAACCTGCTCAAGCGTGAAATTACGCTCAAGTCTCTTGCGCCTCATGTAGTCGCCAAATGCTTCGTTCACGGTCCACAGTGCCGGAACGTAGACCACCTCATCAAAGCAAACAGGCATGGTGACCTCCGTTCCGGTATGACACATTCTGTTCCAAATTGTTACATCCCACCACCGCCAAATCGGTACAAAATATCTGCCGGCAACTGTGCCAATCTGGTACAATAGGTGCATGAGCGTAACACTTCGGCAGATACGGGAAGAGTCGGGCTTGAAGCTGCGCGAAGTCCTAGACAGGATGCGGCAGGTTGAACCTGGTGCGCCGAAATCGCACACTGGCCTGATCCACATCGAAACCAGAGGTACAGATCGCCTGCCCTTGATCAAGGCATTGGCCTACGCCTACAGGCGGCCGGTCGAGGAAATCGAAGAGGCGTGCCGGCAAAAGAAATGTACCAATTAGGAACTTTTTTCTTGACCGGCATTGTTCCAGATTGGTACAATTAAGCGTCCCCGGAATCGCCCGGGCAAAACAAAGGCCGCTCCTGTTCGCAGCAGGAGCGGCCCGGAGGTCCGAAGACCAGTGATTACCGCTTCAGTATACCCCGGCCGCGATGAGCGCGCCGCAACACCGACCATGACCACGCCCCGAAATCCCAGCACGCGGCCTGCACGGCCCCTCACGCCGATGGAGGCCGCGCGCCTGGCGGTCCAGGCCGACGCCCGGGAGCGCATGGCCGCGTTCCGCACGCTGCACCACCGCGAGCCGCGCGCCTCCGAGAAGGCGGACCTGATCGGCGACCTCATCTGCTTCGAGCGCTGGGGCGGCCGGGTGTGCGGATGGCCGACCCTGCGCGCCCTGTCGCCGCTCAGCCTGAACACCTACACGCTAGACTGGGACCCGGTGGCCGGGCGGTACTCCTGCAGCTGCCCAGCGTCCGGTGACTGCTACCACCTGCGGACCCTGGAGCGGGACCTGCTGGCGTCCCTGGCCCAGGAGCGGCGGGAGTGGCTGGCGTCCGCCGCGGCGGCGTCCACGGCGACGAAAGCGAGGGACTTCGATGCCTGAGACGACCACGACCGACGTTACCCCCTGGTATGCCCAGGCTCTCGCGGCCCACGAGGAGCGCAAGACCGAGGAGCAGGAGCAGTCCGACGAGCGCCGCGCCGTTGCCATCGGCCGCGCCCGCCACGCTCTGAGCCGGGTCGGCATCGACACCGCCGCCTACCCGCCCGAGGCGCTCGCCTTCCGCAAGAACGACCGGCACCCTGATCTGGTAGAGGCCGCCATCAAGTGCGGCGCCCGCGTGGACACCGCCCTGGTGGACGCGGACGGCGACAAGGTCATCCCCTTCCTGTTCGAAGACACCGAGTTCGACGGCGACCTGTACGTGGGTCGGCAGGAGAAGGACGAGGAGGACGGCTCTTACCCGATGGTGTGGCGTGGCCCGCTCCGCAGCGCCGCCGACCTGGGCGCCGTGCTCGCGGGCGAGGTGAAGGGATACCCCTACACGCCACACAGTGCCCGCAAGCCGGTCCACAAGCCGCAGGCCGCGGACTACATCACGTACGCCCAGACCGCCCTGAGCCAGATGGGCGACGAAAAGAACGCCATCGCGAACGCCCTAATTGCCATTGCAATGTGCCTGCAGGAAGGGGGCCGCTGATGCCTGAGATCGTCACCGCCACCCCCGCCGCCGACCCCCTGGCGCCGCTCACCGCGGCGCTGGGGGGCAACCGGCCCGCCGCGCAGGTCATCGCCGCCAACCGCGACTTCTTCGCCCGGCTGGCCCGCGAGGGGCGCGACGCCGACCGCCAGCGCCTCGCCCGGCGCATCGCGCTGGCCGAGAAGGCGCTCGATGCGCTCTCCCCCGTGGTGGACGCCTGCGCCAACGAGCCGCTGTACCCGGAGCGCGGGCGCCTCACCGCGCAGGCCTCGATGGCCGAGGAGTGGCTGCGCACGCTGGTGGAAGGGGACCGGGCGACCATCGCCGCCCACGACCGGCTCGACGCCGAGCAGGAAGGACACTCCCGATGAGCCGCACGAACGCGGAGACGATCTCCGACCTGGCCGCGCTGGTGGTCACGCTGACGCGCCGCGCGGAGGAGTCCACGGACCTGGAGCTGCGCCGCTTCTACCGAACCCGGGCGCAGAAGGAAAAGGAACAGGAGCGCCTCGACACTCTGATGACCCGCCACGGCATGACCGCGGCGGCGGCGCCTCTGCGCCTCGTCGGCGCGGGAAGCAGCGAGGTGCCCCATGCCTGAAATGGAGTCCGAACTACTGCGCCTCCTGCGGGAGCGGCGCCTGTCGCCGGAGGACCGGGAGGAGCGCCGCCAGACGTTCCAGCGCCTCGCCGCGGAGGACCTGTCGGTGATCGATCAGCTCACGATTGAGCGGCAGGCGGCGGCGGCGGGCAACCCCCTGACCGGGGCGCGCATCCGCTCCGCGATCTTCCGCGCCGCCGAGGTGTACGACCTGGTCGGGCGCTCGCTGCCCCGGGGCTACCGGGTCCTGGGCAACGGCGCCAAGACGCCCTACTACCTCCAGCGCAACGACAACTCGCGCCCCACCGACGCTGAGCTGGTGGCGGATGCGCTTTCCGGGTGGCTGCAGGAGGTCGCCGAAACGCTGGCGGTGTGCCTGCGCAACTACAAGCAGCGCCAGGGGCTGATACCGCCGGACGCCGCTCCGGGGGAAGGCGAGGCCGACGATGCCTGAGACCACCACGAACGACCGGCTGCGCGAGGGGATCGCGCACCTGCGCGGGCTGCTGGGCGAGTTGGGCGACGCGGTGGAGGAGGCCGAGAGCCTCCGCCAGTTGCTCACCGAGGCCGAGGGGCGCGTGTGCCGCGTGCAGGACCAGCTCGCCGCGTTCGGCCTGGACCCGGCCCTGATCGCCCTGGGCGGCGCGGCGGCGCCGCCGATTCCGTTTCACGGCGCCGACCTCCCGTTTCACGCTGGTAGCACGGCCGACGCTGTACCGGCGCCCAACGAAACCGCCCCGGTTCCGGCCAGCCGTACAGGCGCGGTTCCTCCCCCTGGCCCGGCCCGGCCGGAACCCGGCGGTGAGATGGACGCGCCGAAGCACGCCGACGGGCGCCGCTGCACCGGCTGCGGACAGCCGATCACCCGGTTCTCGAAGACGGGCATGTGTATGCCCTGCGTGAACGCCGCGGGGGCGCTGCTGCCGGACGGTACGCCCGTTACCCTGCCACCGACGCCCACGAACTGCCAGACCTGCGGCGGCCCGCTCTCCTCGGTGAACAAGAGCGGGTTCTGCCAGAAACACTGGCCCGCCGAGCAGAAGCGCCGCCAGGCCGCGGGCGGCGGGGCCGTGGCGAAACCGGCAAACTGCTCCGAGTGTGGGGGGGCGATCTCCAAGGCCAGCACCTCCGGCCTGTGCCGCTCCTGCAGCGACCGGACGCGCTTCGGCACGGCGCCCGCCGCGCCGGGGGGGACGCCGGGGGAGACGCCGGCCGCGTCGCGGTCCTGCTCCGGGTGCGGCAAGCCGATCGGCCCGAAGGCGAAGACCGGGATGTGCCGCGGGTGCGCGGGCGCCGCGTCCTCGCGGGAAAGGGGGGCTCTGCGGGCGGGGTTGCCCCCGACTCCGCCCGCCGTCCTTTCCTCCCCGCCCCCCTCGGATGACCGGCTACAGCGGCTGGTGTTCGCCGGGCGCAGCGCCGCCATCAACGACCCGGAGGCGATCGCCCAGCGCTGCGCCGTGCTCTACCTCATCGACGAGGGCCACGGCTGGGAAACCCGCCACGTGTTCGACCGGGGCGCGATCCCCACCGGCGGCGTGTACCTGGAGACGCTGACGCTCTCCGCCAACGGCCGCGACTGGCTTGCCGCGCACGGCGCCGAGGCGCCCGTCCCGGTCGGCCGCGTCCAGCTCGACGACTTCCTGTCGCTGCTCACGAGCCGCGTCGTGATGAAGGACCCGAACGACGCGATGATCGAGGGCGGCGAGCTGCCCACGTTCTTCGCCGAAGCCCACGGGATCGAGACCGGCTCCGAGGAGGTCCGCCATGCTGCTGCTGCCTGATGCCGCCCTGCCCGCGCCGGACGACCAGTACGACCCGCGCCCGGACCTGGACATCTTCCCGCCCATCCGCCCGTGGGACGCCGTGGCCATGGAGACGGACCCGGACGGGGACCTGTACCCGGAAGGCGCCTGCAACCCGCTGCTGTCGGGCGAGGAGTCCGAGCGCTGGCGGGCGTGGATGGACGACTGCGCCGATCGCGCCCGGCCCCTCCTGATCGGGCTGGTCCTTCTCGTCGCCCTCTTCTTCGCCTGGAAAATCCTCGGGAGACACTAAAACGCCATGGCCAACGAACTTGTTCGAACCAATGACGCCGGCACCGCCCTGGCCGCGCCCCCCGCGCCGGTCACGGAAGAGCAGATCCTGCGGGCGCTGAACCTGAACCCGAACAGCCCCAAGACGCAGGCGCTGGTGCTGACCTGCCGCCGCTACAACCTGGACCCGCTGCTCAAGCACGCGCTGCTGATCGGCGGCAGCGACAAGGAGGGCGGCTCCCTCTACGTCACCCGCGACGGCCTGCTGCACGTGGCCCACGCCTCCGGCCGCTTCGACGGCATCGAGGTGCAGCAGGAGCCGCCGACAGAGACGCACTTCGTCGCCACCGCGACCGTCTGGCGCAAGGACATGGCCCGGCCCATCCGCTACCAGGGGCGCTACCCCAAGAGCGGGCGCCTCGCCGCCTCCTACGGCCCTGAGATGGCCGAGAAGGTCGCCGAGTGCCGAGCGCTCCGGCGCGCCTTCGACGTCTCCCTCTGCTCCCGCGAGGAGATGTGGGACGAGATCGACCCGGAGGAGGGACAGCCCCAGGGTCAACCCCAGGCGCCGCGCCAGCAGCAGCAGCGTCCCGTCGTTACCGCACCGCGGCAGTCGGCTGCGCCGGCCCCGCCGCCGGCCCAGACGCGGGAGGTGGCACAGCCCGCCCCGCCCGCCCCCAACAACGGGGATTCCGATCGGCAGCGGCTGATCGCCGCCTTCGTGGACGCTGCCGGTGCCAAGGGGCTGGAACTCTCCGACAAAGGCAAGCGCCGCACCGCTTACGTCGCACTGATGCACCCGGCGGGCGATGCCCCGGACCGCCTCCCTACCAATGAAGAGTGGGCCATGGCGGCGGCCAAGATGAACGAGCTGACGGACGCACAGGCCGCCATGCTCGTCTTCGAAGATCCGTTCGCCGAGGATGCCGCGCCGGCGGCGCCGTCCCGGACCAACGCGATCGCGGGAGGGCTGTAGGCCATGCTGAAGGTCACCATTTCCCAGCCGGAGCTGGCGCGCATCGCGCAGACCGCCGCCGCCGCGGTCGCGCCCCGCTCCACCGTCCCCGTGCTGTTCCACCTGCTGCTGCAGGTCAAGGACACCCGCGTGTCGCTCATCGGCACGGACCTGCAGGTCTGGTCCGAGGCCACGGCCCCGGCCGAGTCCGCGGCGGGGGAGGCGCACGTCACCCTGCCCGCAGCCCGGTTCGCGGCGCTGGCGGCGGCGCTCCCGGCGACCGCCACGGTCACCCTCACCCAGGAGGACGGGGACTGCAAGACGCTCCTCAAGGCCGGCACGGTGGAGGCCGCCCTGCCCGGGTTCCCGGCGGAGGAGTTCCCGCTGCCGCCGGACCCGGACGCCGGCGCCTCCTTCTCCGCCCCCGGCAAGACGCTCGTGCGCCTGCTGCGCTTCGCCCTCATCGCGGTCGCGAAGGACGAGAGCCGCCCGATCCTGACCTGCGTGCGCCTGCAGATCCCGGAGGCGAGCGCGCTGGTCGTGGCGTCTACCGACACGCACCGCCTCACCCGGCGCCGCCTGACGCTTTCCGAGTTTGCCACGGGCACCGGGGAGGCGAACCTGCCGCAGCGGGCGGCGCGCCTGGCCCTGGCGCTGGCGGAGAAGGCCGGCACGGGCCCCGTGCGGGTGACCATGGGGGCCAGCCTCGTGGGGTTCGCGGCGGAGGGGGAGGGCGGCCGCTCCACGCGCCTCCTGGCCCGGGCGATGGAGGGGGCCTTCCCGAACTACGAACGGGTCATTCCGGCGGCCTGCGAGTCGGCGTGGATCGTGGAAAAGGCGGCGCTCACCGACGCCCTGCGCCGCGTGATGCTCGCGCGCGGCGCAGGGCGCGTCGTCTTCCGGCACGAGACGGGGAGCGTCTTCGGCCCGGCGCTGCGCCTGGTGTGCGACGGGCCCGAGGGGCGCGGCGAGGAGTGCGTGGAGCTGGGCCTGGACCTTCCGGCCGGCAGCGAGCCGCTGGAGGCCATCGCCATGAACGGGGGCTACCTGCAGCAGGCGCTGTCGGTGCTGGAGGGGGACGGCGTGCGCATCCATCTCCAGGAGAGCGGCATCCGCCCCGCCGTCCTCGTGCCCTCCGGCTACGACCCGGGCGAGGACGGCCTCGACGAGGGGCTGATCGTCGTCATGCCCATGCAGGTCATTTAGCCCCAACCCGACGCGAAAGGACATTCTGACCATGCCCCGGATACCCGATTCCCTGAGCGAGACGACCACCATCACCATGCGCCTGCCGGTGAAGCTGACCCACGACGAGGTGCACCGCTACGGCAAGGAGAACGCCCGCCTCAACCAGCAGCTCGAAGCCACCCTGCGGGAGAAGAAGGCCGCCATGGACGGCTTCAAGGAGCGCGAGAGCAAGATCAAGGAGGAGGCCAACCGCCTCACCAGCGCCATCGTGAGCGAGCAGGAGGACCGGGACGTGGACTGCACGCGCGTCCTGGACTGGGATCTGGGCTTCGTGCGCGTCACCCGGAAGGACACCGGCGACGTGATCGAGGACCGGGCGCTCACCCAGCGCGAGAAGCAGACGAAGATGCTGATCTGAGAGGCGAGAAACACACCCACCCATGAACGCAACCGCTGAACTTGAACTGACCACGGAAACCGCCGGCGCCTCCCCGCTCCCCGCCGGGTACCACCTGCTGCCGGTGAACGCCATCGCGCCGACCATGCTCAACCCGCGCAAGACCTTCGGCTCCGAGGCGGTGGAGAAGCTCGCCGCTTCCATCGCAGAGAAGGGCGTCCTGCAGCCGATCACGGTCCGCTGGAGCGTGGAGGAGAGCGGCCTGGAGGGCTGGGAGATCGTCCTTGGCGAGCGCCGGTGGCGCGCCGCCCGCATGGCGGGACTCAAGGAGATCCCGTGCATCGTCCGCACGGACTTGACGGACGCGGATGTCGCGCAGATCGCGCTGATGGAGAACCTGCAGCGGCAGGACCTGACCGCCCTCGAGGAGGCACAGGGGTACCAGCAGATACTCACCCTGGAACCCGGGCTCACCCACGTGGGCCTGGCCGGGCGCCTCGGCGTGGCGCAGTCCACCGTTACCAAGGCGCTCCGGCTCCTGTCCCTGCCGGCCCCGGTGCAGGACATGGTGGCGTCGGGCGACCTGTCCCGCTCCCACGGGTACGCCCTGTGCCAGGTGGAGGACCCCGAGGTGTGCGCCCGGCTGGCGATCCAATCACGGCAGGAGGAGTGGGCACTGTCGGCCCTGGAAACGGCGGTGCGCGAATGGCGTCGGCAGGAAGACGAGGCGGCCCAGCCCAGCCTCAACCTGCTGGGGGGGGGTGAGGACACGGCGGCCGCGCCGGAGGAGGCCCCTGCTGCCGCGCCGGAGGAGGCCCCTGCTGCCGCTGCGCCGCCGGCTCCGGGCATACCGGACGCCATCACCCGGCCGATCGCGCCGGCCCCGACTGCACCCGCTCCCGCCCCGCCGGCGACGGAGGAGGCTCCTGCCCCGGCCGGGGAGTCCTATGGCGAACTGGTCGCGGCGGCTTTCCCGGAAGACTCGCCGTCGCGCTCCGGGGCATCCGACGGCGAGGGGATGGTGGACTGCCTCGACTACTTCCAGCAGCCGGAGGACCGCAAAGCCTTCGAGGAGACGCTCGCCAAGGTCCTGCGCATGGAGGCGGACCCGTTCCGCATCTGGCAGGGCCTCGTGGAGAGGTTCCCCGTCTGGTCGGAAATAACCCACGAAGCCATTCTGGAGGCCGTTGACCGGGCCTTCGGCTTCGGCGGGTGGAACCCGGCCCGGGAGGGCCTGTGGGCGTACTGGTACTACCCCGCCGATCACCCCCTGAACCGCGGGGACGCGCCCATCTTCTTCGCCCTGCCGCCCGAGGTCAAGCACGAGGCCATTCCGGAGGAACGACGCCGCTACATCACCGGCGCCGACCTGGCCGGCTTCGTCTCCTGGCTGGTATCGGAGCGATTCCTCCGCAAGCAGCAGCAGCAGCAAAAGCCGGATCAGGGGCAGCCGGTGGACACCCCGGAGGCGACCCCTGCCGGGATGAACCTGCCGCCGCTGTGCCAGGCGCTGCTGGCCGCCCTGACGGACCAGTGGAACAAGAAGTACCCGGACGATCACATTTCCCCCGAAGAGCGCCTGGAGATGATCCTGATGCAGCGGGCGGAGGCGTCGGGAATCGACACCGAGGAGATCGTGGAGTCCCTGAAGCGGGAGGAAATGGCCCGTGCCTGCAACCTCTGAAACCATGGCAGCGGAAGACGTGGAGGCGGAGGAGGCCCGCCTCCTGGCCCGGCTGCGGCGCTCCCGCAGCCGGGTCGGTGCGGACCCGGCGCCGGAAATCGTTACCCCTGCCGCACCTCCGGACCAGAGCGACGAAGACGAAGACGCGGAGTACCTGGCCACCTTCCCGCCGCCCTACGGGGGCGAGTGGGGCCCGGCCGACCACGCCTACAAGAAGGGCGACCGGGTGCAGGTCCTCACCGACATCTACCATATCGGGGCGGACATCAAGGCGGGCGAGGTGCATACCATCCACGGCCCGAACCCGACCCCGAACGATGGCGGCTACCTGCTCGACGTCAAGCGCCGGGACGGCCGCCGCGTCAACGTCTACGGCTACAACATCCGCCCGGTGCCCGCCCGGGAGGAGGCGCAGACCCCGGGTGCGGAGCGGGAAGCCGCCTCGGACGCCTACCTCGACTTCCTGCGGGCCAAGGTGGCCACGGCCCCGGACGCGGGCTTCGAGGTGGCGGAAGAGGAAGTCAATCCGATCCTGCTGCCCCACCAGCGCGCCATCGTCCGCTGGGCCATCCGGGGCGGCCGCCGTGCCATCTTCGCGGCGTTCGGGTTAGGGAAGTCCGTGATTCAGCTTGAGATACTGCGCCTGACCCTGAAAAAACTCGGGAAGGGCCGCGCCCTTATCATCGCGCCGCTCGGCGTCCGCCAGGAGTTCGCCCGGGACGCGGCGATGCTCGGGATCCCGCTCACGTTCGTCCGCCGCTCGGAGGACGTGAGCGGGAGCGGGCTCTACATCACGAACTACGAGAGCGTCCGCGACGGCCGCCTGGACCCGAACCTGTTCGGCGCGGTCAGCCTCGACGAGGCGTCGGTCCTGCGCTCGTTCGGGAGCCTGACGTATCAGACGTTCCTGACGCTGTTCGACGCCCTCGCCTACCGGTTCGTGGCGACCGCCACGCCCTCGCCGAACCGCTTCAAGGAACTGATCCACTACGCGGCGTTCCTCGGGATCATGGACAGCGGCCAGGCGCTCACCCGCTTCTTCCAGCGCAACAGCGAGAAGGCCAACGACCTGACGCTCTACCCGCACAAGGAGCGCGAGTTCTGGCTCTGGCTCAACTCCTGGGCCGTATTCGTGCAGAGGCCGTCCGACCTCGGATTCAGTGACGAGGGCTACGACCTGCCGGAGCTTACGGTTCACTACCACGAGGTGGAGAGCGACCACGCCAGCGCGAAGACCGAGCGCAACGGCCAGGCGCGGATGTTCCGCGACGCCTCCCTCGGCCTGCCCGACGCGGCGGGGGAGAAGCGGAGCAGCCTCGCGGCGCGGGTGGCGAAGGCCGCCGAGATTCTGGCGCAGGATCCTGATTCCCACTACCTGCTCTGGCACCACCTGGAGGCCGAGCGCCACGCGATTCAGGCGGCCGTGCCGGAGGCGGTTTCCGTGTGGGGGACGCAGGACCTGGAGGAGCGCGAGGCGCGCATCGTCGGGTTCTCGGAAGGCCGCTTCAAGTACCTTTCCACGAAGCCGGAGATCGCAGGGTCCGGGTGCAATTTCCAGCGGCACTGCCACAAGGCGATCTTCGTCGGCATCGACTACAAGGCGAACGACTTCATGCAGGCAGTCCACCGCATCCAGCGGTTCCAGCAGGCGCGCCCGTGCGAGGTCCACGTCATCCACACCGAGGCGGAGCGCGACGTCCTGCGGGCGCTGCTGGACAAGTGGCAGCGGCACAAGGAAATGACCCAGACCATGACCTCCATCATCAGGGAGCACGGGCTCAACCGGCTGTCCGTGGAGGGCGCGCTGGCCCGGACCATCGGCGTGGAGCGGACGGAAGTCTCGGGCAAGCGGTTCCGGCTCGCCAACAACGACGCGGTGCTCGAAGCCCGGTCGCAGGGGGAGGGGAGCGTCGATCTGGTCGTCACCTCCATACCCTTCGCCAATCACTACGAATACACTCCGTCCTACAACGACTTCGGGCACACCGAAGGGAACCCCCACTTCTGGCAGCAGATGGACTTCCTGACGCCGGAGCTGCGAAGAATTCTGCAGCCGGGGCGGCTGTACTGCTGCCACGTCAAGGACCGGATCAACTTCGGCAACATCACGGGCGAGGGCGTCCCGACCGTCTCGCCGTTTCACGCGGAGGCGATCTTCCACGGCATCAAGCACGGCTTCCAGTACCTCGGGATGATCACCGTTGTCACGGACGTGGTTCGGGAGAACAACCAGACCTACCGGCTCGGCTGGAGCGAGAACGCGAAGGACGGCACGAAGATGGGCGTCGGGTCGCCTGAGTACGTTCTGCTGTTTCGCAAGCCGCAGACCGACCGAAGCAAGGGCTACGCGGACACCCCGGTCCGGAAGGACAAGAGCGCCTACACGCGGGCGCGCTGGCAGGTGGACGCGCACGCCTTCTGGCGCTCGTCGGGGGACCGCCTGCTGCGGGCGGAGGAATTGGCGGGGCTCGGCCCGGACCAGCTCGCGAGCCTCTACACGCGCTACAGCCTGGAGGGCGTGTACGACTACGAGTTCCACGTGAAGCTCGGGGAGGAGTTGGAGGCGAGGGGCGCGCTACCGTCCACCTTCATGTCGCTGGCGCCGGGGAGCCACCACCCGGAGGTCTGGCACGACGTCAACCGGATGCGGACCCTGAACGGCACGCAGTCGCAGAAGGGCTTGGCACTCCACGTCTGCCCCCTGCAGTTCGACATCGTAGACCGCCTGATCGAGCGCTACTCCATGCCGGGGGAACTCGTGTACGACCCGTTCGCCGGCATCGGTACCGTGCCCTACCGCGCCGTTCTCAAGGGCCGCCGGGGCGCCGGAAGCGAGCTAAACACCGCTTACTTTCAGGATGCCGTCCGCTACCTCCAGGCGGCGGAGGCGGAGACGGGCATGCCGTCCCTCTTCGACATTATTCAGGCGGAGGGCGATTCTATTCAGGAGGCGCCGGAAATTATTCACGCCGGCCAGGGCGAGGAGGCTGTCCATGCCTGACAGCCCCTCCATTACCCTGCTCGCCCTCGACCCGTCCACCGACCGGACCGGGGCGGTGATCCTCGCCGGCGACCTGCAGAAGTGCCGGTTCATCACGGGGAACGAGTTCGTCGGCACCGCCCGGGAGAGGGTAGGCGTGTCCACCCTCACGGCGCAGAACACCCGCATCTACCAGATCGCCCGCGCCCTTGAGCGGTGGGTGCAAACCATGACTCATTTGGCCCTTACTGCGGCGGCCTACGAGTATCACACGGCCCGCGGCGGGGCGCCCTCCGAGGCCATTTCGAAAGCCACGGGCGCCTACCTGGCGCTCCACGACCTGTGCACCCTGCCCTGCTACCGCATCCAGCCCATGACCGCGAAAGCCGTCTGGGGCGGTACGCGGTTGCGGCAGGGGGAGACCAAACCCGCGGTGGTCGCATGGGCGCGCCGGGAGTTCGGGCTGCCGCTCCTGGACGACCAGGACGCGATAGCCGACGCCCTCGCCGTGGGGCTGGCCGCCTGGGGCATCTGGCGCAAAGAGGAGCTGGAAAAGCAGCAGAAGCCAATGTTAGGCCGCGGGAGCGGGAAGCCCCGGGCCAGGAAAGAAGTCGCCGGTGTGGACTAAGATAGGGGAGGAGTTCTTCCGACACCCCAAGATCGTCACCGTGGGCAGGGACGCACGCGACCTGTACCTCGTGGCGCTCTGCCACTGCAACGAGAACCTGACAGACGGGTTCGTCGCCGAACGCTACCTGCGCAGATTGGCGGCGGAAGCCGAAATAGAGGACGTAGAAGCGGCCGTGCACAACCTGTGCGGCTCCTTTCCCATGGCCACCGGCAGCCACAACCCTTTGTGGCACAAGATCACCGGCGGCTACCTGATCCACGACTTCCTTGAGTACAACCCGTCCCGCCGGGATGTCGAGGAGGAGCGCGCCCGCAAGGCCGACGCCGGGCGCAGGGGAGGCCAGGCGCGTGCCGCCCGTCGGGCCTCCAAAACCACCGGTGCCCAAGGTCCCGCCCAGGCACCTGCTTTGCCACTTGGTATAGCAGATGCTCAAGCACCTGCTAAGCACGGTGCTAAGCGGCCTGCTAAGCCCGATACCGCCGCCGAATCCGTATCCGTATCCGAATCCGGTTCCGTACCGCCGCCGCCCCCCAAACCCCCGGCGTTACACCGAAGCACTGCCGTTCCGTTGGCAGCAGAGGCGGGCGAAGCTGCGCTTCGCAAGGGCGGCGGCGGCGGTGAGGGCTCTTTCCCTCCGGGGTGGGAAGGGGCTGATACCTGGGAGCCGGAGACCCTGCTCGCGGCCTATCGCAAGCAGTTCCCCGAGAGGCAGGCGGAGCTTTCCCAGGCTCTGGCCTCCGCCACCGGTCCCGTCCGGAGCCAGGCGGCCTACCTGCGGCCGAGCATCCTGCGCCGCCTGAAGGGCGTCCCGTCGCCCGAGGAGATCGCCCTGCCCGAGGCTCCTGCGCCGCGTAGCAAGGCGTCCGCCGTCAACGCCCGCGTCACCGCCCGACTCGCCGAGATGGGGGTCGTGACCTCCCGTGCCCAGAACGGAAATGGAGAACGTTCGTGACCGATGAAGCGCTGAACCTCTGCTTGGATCTTCTGGCGGGGATGCTCTCGCCCAGCCAGGAATGGACGGAGGCGGTGGCCTCCGTCTACTCCCTGTCCATGCGGGAGTGGGATGACCAGGTGGCGCTCTGTGCCTGCCAGCACGCGGCGCTGAACCTGAAGTGGCGCCCGGCGCCGGTGGAGCTGCGCCAGATCGCCATTGACCTGCATGCGCCGACCCCGCCGGTGGGCGTGCTGATCGAGGAGGCGCGCAAGATCATCCGGCGCTATATGCCGGGCAAGGACCGCTCCGCCGCCGCCGCCATCTCCTGCCACCCGCTGACCTGCCGGGTCGTGGACCATCTGGGCGGCTGGGACGCCATCGGACTCATGGACTGCGAGGAGCTGCCGCTGGCCTTCGCCCGCTCTCTGCCCTCGCAGGTGGCCGACTGGCACCAGCAGGAGGCGCTGACGCTGCTGGGCGGGACGCCGGAGATACGGCCCAGCCTGCCGAGCGCTCCCCGGCGTGCTGCCCGGGGCCTGGAGTCGATTCGGGGGAGTCTGGCGCATCATTCCACGTGGAATGATGGCGGACAATCTGACCCGATGCATCGGGGCAGTGGGGAAGGGAGTGGGGCGTGAAGATCGACATCGGCGAGATGGGGGAGCACGACCCCGTCCGCGTCTACCTGAATGGGGAACGGGTAGAGCGCGACTGCATGATCGCGGACGAGGAAGCCGGGTACGTCGTGCTGGCCCGCCGAAACGATGCCCGGCGGATCGTGCTTGCCCGGGACGTGCCGCACCGGTGCCTCTGCTACGGCGCCATTGCGGTTGAGGTCCGGACCGGCACCGTCCGAATAGAGCCCTGGCCGAAGGAAGGAACCGATAACCAAATGCACGCCGCGGGCTCGGAGGCGCCATGAGAATCACCTGCCCAAACTGCAAGAAGCGGGGGCACTACTCGCCGCCCGCTATCACCTGCGGGAACCGGATGACCGTCTCCGGCATCCCGACCGGCCTGACGCTCGAGATCGACAACTGGCAGGCCACCACCATGCGCGCCGAGTGCGGCCGCTGCGGCCACTCCTGGCAGGTCTGGCCGGGGTCGTCCGGACCAATCGGCTCTCCAGGCCCCGCAGAGACCAAGCCGGACGGACCCGAAAATACCAAGTGAGGAACGACGGATAGAAGGCTGGGAAGGCTGAGAGGACGGGAGATCATGAGCGAAGAGAACAAGACCGAACACCGTAAAAAACGGGCGATGCTGGCGGCACTGGCGCGCACCGGTGTTGTCGTCGAAGCGTGCCGGGCCGCGAAGGTCGGGCGCACCAGCCATTACGCCTGGCTGAAGGAAGACCCTCAGTACGCCGCCGCCGTGGAGGACGCTATGGAGCAGGCTGCCGACCTCCTGGAAGCGGAGGCACGCCTGCGGGCCACTGAGGGCGTCGAAGAGCCGATCATCGGCCGCGTGGGCAAGGACCAGGACGGCGTGATCACCACCGTCCGGAAGAAGTCCGACACACTGCTGATCTTCCTCCTGAAGGGGCGCCGCCCCGAGGTCTTCCGGGAGCGTGCCGAAGTGCGCCACACCGGGGGCGTGAACGTCTCGGGCATTGACCTCTCCAAGCTCTCCGCGGCGGAACTGGCCCAGGTGGAGGCACTGCTGTCCAAGGCGGCCGAGGGTGGGGATGCGCCTGCCCAGTCTTGAGGCCGTCCGCGCCGAACTCTCCCGCCGCTCGCTCTCTGCCTTCATCCGCCACGGCTGGCACGTGCAGGAACCCACAGCCGCCCTGGACTGGAACTGGCACATCGACGCGATCGCCGAGCACCTCCAGGCCGCCACCGAAGGGTGGATAGCGAAGCAGCGGGACCCGAACGCCTTCCAGGCCATTCAGAACCTGGTGGTGAACGTTCCGCCGGGCACGGCGAAATCGCGCATCGTCTCCGTGCTCTGGCCCGCCTGGGTGTGGACGCGCTGGCCCGCATTTCGGTGGATCTTCCTCTCCTCCAATCCCCGCGTGGCGCTGCGCGACTCCGTGTATTGCCGCGACGTCGTGATCTCCCCCTGGTACCAGTCATGGTTCGAACCAGCGTGGAAGCTGCGCGACGACGACAACGCCAAGGGCAAGTTCGCCAACTCTGCCGGCGGGTACCGCTCCGCCTTCGGCTTCTCCAGCCGGATCACCGGAGACCGGGCGGACGCCATCGTCTGGGACGACCCGCACGACGCCGAGGAAGTCAATAGCGACGCCCTGCGCCTGGAGGTGATCGACCGCTGGGACAACGCGATCGGTAACCGTGTCAATGACCTTCGGTGCTCGCTCCGTGTCGGGATCATGCAGCGGCTCCACGAGGCGGACCTGACGGGGCACGTGCTGAAGCAGGGTGGGTGGGAGCACTTGCGCCTGCCCATGGAGTTCGACCCGACGCCCGCCTGCGAGTGCCCGTCCTGCCAGAAGGGGGAGACCGCCATTGGCTGGCGCGACCCCCGGACGAAGGAGGGCGAGCTGCTCTTCCCCCAGCGCTTCCCGTCCGCGGTACTGGCCGCGGAGCGCACCCGCCTCGGGGAAGCGGGATATGCGGGGCAGATGCAGCAGCGGCCCAGCCCCGCCGGCGGCACCATCCTGAAGCGCAAGTGGTGGCGCTACTGGCACCCGCATGACAAGCCCGCCCCGCCGCCCGTGCGGGTGCGCCTGCCGCAGAGCGAGGGGGGCGGCGACCTCGAAATCCCCTCTATTCCCTTCGACCCGGCCACGGCCTCGGAGTGGCTGCAGTCCTGGGACATGAGCTTCAAAGACACCAGCAGCGCCGACTTCGTCGCGGGCCAGGTGTGGGCGCGCAGGGAGGCGGACGTCTTCCTGACTGACCAGTTCCACGACCGCGCCGACTTCGCCGCCACCTGCACCGCGGTGGTGCGGCTGAGCGACCGCAACCCGCACGTCTCGGCGAAGCTCGTGGAGGACAAAGCCAACGGCCCGGCGGTGATCTCGGCGCTCGGCAGCAAGGTGGGCGGGCTCATCGCCGTGGAGCCGCAGGGGGGCAAGATCGCGCGGGCCAACGCCGCGGCGCCCTCGGTGGAAGCCGGTAACGTCTACGTGCCCCACCCGGCCTACGCGCCCTGGGTGCTCGGCTTCCTCGCCGAGTGCGATGCCTTCCCCAACGGCGCCAATGACGACCGGGTCGACGCCTTCACCCAAATGGCCGCAAGGTGGCTCGTCCGCGCCGCGCAGACCTGGAGTTTCTGAGGCGCAGGGCCGTCAGAAACCCCGGGGGAGGCAGGCGTACCCACTACTGCGTGGTTCTACACATTTTCTTGACAGCGCCTCAAGCCTGCCTGTACACTTCCCTTAACAGTCGCATATTGTGACGGCGATTTAGAAGCGCCGCCCTGGAAGTCCTCCCGCAGTGGGGGCATCCGGGGCGGCGCTTTTCGTTTTTAAGCTTCGGTTCGGCGGGAGAAGGGGAGATCACGACCGCATGGCGGCAGCCGTATCGGGGTGGGCGCTGCGTGAGAGGCTGACGGGGTGGCTCAAGGCCGCCGCCGGCGCCGCTTCGTCGCGCCCCCCGATGCCCACCGGCCAGATGGCCGGCAGTTGGTTCGGCGGCCTCTTCGGGCGCCGTCTCCCCGGCACCAACTTTGACTTCGAGACCGCGGTAGGCGACCCCACGCTCAACAGTGTGGTGTCCGCCTGCCTGCGCTTCATCACCGAAGCCGTCTGCGCTGCTCGCCCCCGGGTCGTGGAGGTGCGCGCCGACGGCACCGAGCGGCCCGTGCCGAATCACCCGCTCGCCGCGCTCTTTGAAAACCCGAACCCGTCCTACAGCTTCGGCACCCTGCAGGGGATGGTCCTGCGGGACCTCCTGGCAGGCTACGACAACGTCAGGAACGGCGGCAACGGCTACGTGCAGAAGACCCGCGCGGGCATGCGCGAGACGGCGCCCGTCAAGGAGCTGCACTACCTTCCCGCCAAGTTCGTGAGCCCCGAAGGCCCGGCTGGCGCGCTGACCGAGGTGTACTGCTACCAGCCGGGCCTGACGCGCGAGGAGTACTCCCCCCGCGACGTCGTGCACTTCCGGTGGGGCATCGACCCCAGCGACATGCGGCGCGGCCGCTCCCCCCTGTACGCCTGCCTCAAAGAGATCGCCGCCGACAACGAGGCCAGCACCTACAGCGCGTCCATCCTGAGGAACGGCGGCGTGCCGCCTGTGATCCTGTCCCCGAAGGAGAAGGACCTGGTCTCCCCCTTCGGCGTCGGCGCGGATGGCGAGGCGCAAAAGCGGGCGCTCAAGCAGCAGTATCGCGAAGCGACCACCGGCGACCGGCGCGGCGAGGCGCTCATGACGCCGTTCGCGATCGACGTGAACCAGCTCGCGTTCAACCCGGAGCAGATGGACCTCTCCGCGGTGCGCGCCACCCCGGAGGAGCGCATCTGCGCGGTGTACGGCGTTGCCCCGATCGTCGCCCACCTGGGCGCCGGCCTGAAGGCAGCCACCTACAGCAACTACGAGCAGGCGATTCAGTCGACCATCGACTTCGCGATCGTGCCGCTGCTGGAAGACCTGGCCCGGGAGTGGACGCGCCAGCTTCTGCACCCGGACTTCGAGGACCGGCCGAACCTGCGCGTGGCCTACGACACGACGAAGCTGCCCTCCTTCGCCGACGATCGGCGCCAGGAGGCGGAGACGATGGGCAAGCTGGCCGACGCCGCCTCGAAGCTCATCGCCGCGGGCTACGACCCGGAAGAGGTGGCCGCAGGCCTGAAGCTGCCGGTGCAGACGTGGCTGGGGCTGCCCGCGGCGCCGGCCCCAGACCCACAGGCGGAAGGGGGCGGCGCGAAGTCGGGGATGCCCCCTTTTACCCGTAGGGGGCGGCGCAAGGAGCGGCCGGAGGCGGACGCCGACCTGTACCGCGCCGTGGAGAAGTTCCGGGCGGGGCTGAGGCGCTCCGAGGCGGGCGCGGTGCGCGCCATGGCCGCGGCGCTGAAGACGGCGGAGGCGGCCATACGGGCCGCGCAGGACGCCCTGATCGAGCGCATGGAGGAGGCGGTGGCGCGGGGCGAGACGATCAACCTGGGCTGGCTGATGGACTCGCAGCGCTACCGCGAACTGCTCGAGCAGGTGCGGGAGGCGTATGCGGCCTTGGCGGAGGGCGGCGCGCCGGCAGCCGTGGCGGAGGCGCAGGCCGCGGCGATCGAAGCGGCGACGGGGGAGCGGCTGGGGGCGGTGTACCGGGCGGCGCTCGGGCCGCTGCCTGAGGGGATGACGGAGGGGCAGGTGGTGCGGGCGGATCAGGCGCGGGGCGCCTTCCGCGCCCACCTGCCCGTTTCGACCATCGAGGCGCTCGTGGGGTTCGCGGGGGACGGCAGCCCGCTCGCCGACCTGATCGCCGAGATCGCCCCGAAGGCGCAGGAGGCGTTCCGCGCGGCCCTGGTGGGTGGCGTGGCCCTGGGGAAGAACCCGCGCGAGATCGCCCGGGACCTGGCCGCGCAGACCGGTATCCAGCGCAACCGGGCGCTGACCATCGCGCGCACCGAGACCCTGCGGGCGGCCCGCGAGGCGTCCCGGGAGGCGTACGCGGCCAACGCGGACGTGGTGGCGGGGTGGGTGTGGCTGTCGGCGCTCGACCTGCGCTCCTGCCCGATCTGCTGGGCGATGCACGGGTCCGAGCACGGGACGGGGGAGCGCATGGGGACGCACCCCTCCTGCCGGTGCACGATGGTGCCGCGGACGAAGAGCTGGGCGGAACTGCTGGGGGATGACACCCTGCCGGACACGCGGCCGCAGGTGGAGAGCGGGGAGGCGGTCCTCTCGCGCCTGACGGAGGAGCAGCAGCGCCATGTCCTGGGGCCGGAGCGCTGGCGGCTGTGGGTGGAAGGCATGGGGCTTTCGGAAATGGTGGATCTCGTGCACGACGAACGGTGGGGAGCGGCGCGGCGGCTGAAGCCGCTGGAGGCGTAAGGCATGGAGCGCAAGGAGTTCGAGTTCAACCTGAAAGCCGCGGCGGCGGACGCACCGGATTCCGGCCTGTCCGAGAACGAGTTCGAGGGCATCGGTAATGCGTTCGGCAACCTCGACAGCTACGGGGACGTGACCCTCCCCGGCGCGTTCCAGGGCACGCTCAAGCGCTTCCAGGCGGAGGGCGTGCTGCTGTACCAGCACCGCCCCTCCATGGTGCTCGGCAAGCCCGTCGACGCCAAGGAGGTGCAGGAGGGGCTGTACCTCCGGGGGCGCATCTCGGAGACCACGCTTGGCAAGGACGTGCTCACGCTCCTGCGGGACGGGGTGCTGCGGAAGATGTCCATCGGCTACAACACCGTCCGCGCCGAGTGGTTCGACTCCGTGGAGGCGTTCCGCAAGTGGTGCAAGACGCAGGGGCTGACGGACCGCATCCACTGGGACACGCTCAAGGACTGGAAGTACTCCATCCGGGCGCTCGCCGAGTGCAATCTCTGGGAGGTGTCCGTGGTGACCTTTCCGGCCAATACCCTGAGCGACGTGACCGGCGTCAAGGACGACACCGACGCGGCCGAGGGGGTTCGCCTGGGCGCCCTGCGCCGACGGATCGCGATTCTGGCGGAGACGCTGCCGGAGTCGGCGCGGGCGGCCCGCGGGCAGCTCGAGAACGTGCTGCAGATGATCGACCGGTCGGGGCGGGCCGAGGCGCGGCCGGCGAACATGAAGGATTTCGAGGGCTTCCTGTGTGACGCAGGCGGGTTCTCACGGCGGGAGGCGAAGGTGATCGCCTCCGAGGGGTTCCGTACGCTCCTGCGCGACGCTGAGAGCGGCGACAGCGGAAACAGTGACAACGACGTGGCGGAAGGGCTCAAGAGCCTTCTCGCCACCCTGAGAGCGTAGGAGCAGCAGCAACCATGGCAGAAGTCAAGGAACTGATCGACGGCGTGCAGAGCGCCTTCGAGGAGTTCAAGCGGACCAACGACGCGCGCCTCAAGGCTCTGGAAGAGGGCCGGAGTGCTGGCGAGTTCGAGGAGAAGCTGGCGAAGATCAACACGGCCATCGACGAGCAGCAGGACGAGCTGAAGGCGCTCGCCACGAAGCTGAACCGGCCCAGCCTGTCCACTGCCGCCGGCGCGGCGGACTTCCTGGCGCAGGTCAAGGCGCAGTACGGCAAGGATGCGGCCAAGTCCATCAAGGCGTACTTCCGCACCGCCCCGAACGTGCGCGGCGACTACGGCAAGGGCTACGAGCAGTGGCTGCGCACCGGCGAGGAGAAGGGGCTGGCCGACCTACAGCAGCAGGTGTTCGGTGAGTTCAAGGCGTTCTCGAACGGCTCGGACCCGGACGGCGGCTACTTCGTCCACCCCGACCTGTCGGGGCAGATCGTGATGCGCATCTGGGAGTCGTCCCCGGTCCGGCAGTACGCGGCGGTACAGACCATCTCCACCGACAAGCTCGTCGGCTTCCGCGACCGTGAGGACATGGACGCCGGGTGGGTCGGGGAGACGCAGTCGCGCCCCGAGACCAACACGCCGGAGCGCGGGCGGTGGGAAATCTCCGTCCACGAGCAGTACGCCAAGCCGAAGGTCACCCAACAGCACCTGGAGGATGCGGCCTACGACGTCGAGGGCTATCTCGAAGGGCGTATCGCCGACAAGTTCGGGCGCATGGAGGCGGCCGCCTTCGTCACGGGCAACGGCGCCGGCAAGCCGCGCGGCTTCACGACCTACAGCACGGCGGCGACCGCGGACGCCACACGCGCGGACAAGACGTTCGAGCACGTGCTCTCCGGCGCGGACGGCGCGTTCAAGGCCGCCAACAGCAATCCCGCCGACTGCCTGGTGGACGCGGTCCACGCACTCAAGGCCGATTACCGGCCCGGCGCGGTGTGGATGATGGCGCGCCTGACTGTCGGCGCGGTGCGCAAGATCAAGGACACCACCGGCGTCTACCTCTGGCAGCCCTCGCTCCAGCTCGCGCAGCCCGCGACGCTCCTTGGCTACCCGATCGCCGAGGCCGAGGACATGCCCGCGCTTGCCGCGGACTCCCTGTCTATCGCATTCGGCAATTTCCGCCGCGGCTACCAGATCGTCGACCGCGTCGGCATCTCTACCCTGCGCGACCCCTACTCCTCGAAGCCGTTCGTCGAGTTCTATTCGCGCCGCCGGGTGGGTGGGGACGTCATTGACTGGGAGGCGATCAAGTTCGTCAAGTTCGGCGACTAAAGCGCGCCGGCCCGACTTCGTGAGACAGGCCCGGGGGGATGGCTCCCCGGGCCGGAGGCAAGAAAAATGGATCGCTCGATCCTGAACAACTGCGAAATTCGGCGGCTGTCGAACGCCGTCGCGGACGGGACGTCGGCCGTGGAGCCGGCCGCCATCGACATGCAGGGGTGGGGCGGCATCTGCGTCATCGCGGCGCTCGGCACCGTTACCGCGGGCGGCCAGGTGCTCACCCTCAAGCAGAGCGACGACAGCGGCGGTACCCCCGACGACTTCGACGCGATCGTCGCCACGGCCGCGAACGCCGCCGCGGACGACAACAAGCTGCTCATCGCCGAGGTGTACCACCCGACCAAGCGCTACATTCAGGTTTCGCTGGGGCGCACGGGCTCGACCGTCGTGGACGGCATCATCGCGGTCCTCTTCCGCCCGCACGTCGTCCCGGTGACCCAGGGATCGACGGTGGCGCAGATCGCGACAGCCGCGTCTCCGGACGAGGTGTAAGGGGAGAGAAGGAAGAGGGGAGTAGAGGTGGCGGCAATGACCCAGGAAGAAGCGCTGGCGCGGCTGATGCGGATGTGCCCGCCGGACGCGTACCCGGAACTCACGGAGGCCGAGCTGCTGGAGGTGCTGGAGGATTCCGCACGCCCGGCGGCCTGGGTTGCCGCCACCGCCTACGTGGTGGGGGACTTCCTCACCACGGCCGCCGGGCGCCTGCAGCAATGCGTCCGGGCCGGCACCAGCGGCGCCGCGGAGCCCGCGTGGCCGGGCGCCGAATACTCGGAAACCCTCGCCGGCAGCCTGGTGGGGGTGCGGACGGATGAAGGCGATGGCGCGCCGCTGTGGGAAGACGCCGGGGTGTCGCAGCCGGCGGGCTACGACCTGCGGGCGGCTGCGCACCTGGGGTGGCACCGCAAGGCCGAGCGCGCCGCGGGCGTGGTCGACACGTCCGACCCGGGGCGCTCCATCAAGGCGTCGCAGGCGTTCGACCACTGCATGCGCAAGGCGGCCAGCTACGAGCCGCTGGGGTTTGTTTAATGAGCGGCCTTGTACCCTCCGGCCTGCTCCGGAGCGCCCGGAAGATGGCGCTGCGCGGCCTGTCGCGCCCCTGCCGCATCGAGCGGGTGCAGGACGGGCAGGACGCCGCCGGCGCCCCCACCCAACAGATGATGCCGCTTGCGGAGTGCCTGTGCCACGTGTCGGAGCCGCGCGGCCAGCGGGTGACCGAGGCGGGGGAGCAGGTGCAGATCCTGGCCGACGCCGAGGTGGAACTGCCGTGGGATCAGGACGTGCAGGCCACGGACGAGCTGGTGGTGACCGAGGAGAGCGGCGTCAAGACCCGCTATGAGGTCATCGGCTCGAACGCGGGGGTGACGGACCGCATCCGGCTGGTCGCCAAGTGCGTCCGGGCGGACAGGGCGGGGCAGGGGGTGCATCTCTGATGCTCGGACCGGTGAAGATCGGCGCCAAGACGACGTGGGCGGCCCTCCTGGGTTTGGGCCTCATCTACGAGATTTACACGCTGGCCAATCGGCGCCAGCGGGACACGCTGAGCAACCTCGTCTGGGAGGGGACCGACGCCTCCCCGCTCGTGCCCCTGGTCATCGGGGTGATCGTGGGCCACTGGTTCTGGCCCCGGAAGGATGTATAGCAGCATGGCAGTGACCAAGCAGGAGATACTGACCGCCCTCGGGCTCACCGAAGCGCAGTTCACGGCGGCGGTTAAGATTGCGAGCGCAATCGCGCTCCTGGACGCGGAGAGCGTCGGCGCCGGCGGCACCGGCTTCACGGTCGAGGGCCTGGCGAGTGGCGTCGCCATCAGCGGGGTATCGGCCCAGATCACGGGCTACACGGAGGCGATCGAGGCGCAGCGCGCCGGCGCCGTGGCCGCCAACGAGGCCGCGGAGGCGGCGCTGCAGCCGGACTATGCGCGCATCGCGGAGCTGGAGATCCTGGAGGAGCCGACCACCGCGGACCTGGTGGAGCTGGCGACCCTCAACGCCCGGGTGAAGAGGGTGCGCGCCGAGTGTACGGCCCGCACGGCCGCCGCGGAGGCGTTCGCGCAGGGAGCCGCCCCAACCATCGCAGCCCTGGAGGAGCGTCTTCGCAGGCTCGCCACGGGCGACCTGAGCGCGGTGTAGCACGATGCCTCTCCCTCTCCTTTATGGCTCCGTGGGCGTGCTTACGCGCGCCCGCTCGGGCACCCGGCTGATGGCGGAGTTCGACGCCCACGACGCCTCAACGGTGATCCTCTCCGGCGCTAACGTGACTGGCTGGAACGACCGCTCCGGCAACGGGCGCCACGCCACCACGCCCGTCGGGCACACGGTCTATCCGGCCTACGATGCCGGCACAGGCGAACTCATCTGGAATGCGTTCGCGGGCGTGATGGGCCTCAACGCCCCCATTCCGGGGGCACCGAAGATGAGTTTTATCGTGGTGGGCACCCGCGCCGCTCAAACCTTCACGAGCGCATCCTCTAACCGCCCAATCATATGCTCCCCCGTCACGCCGTCGCGCGGCATCCACATCGGCACCGTGCGCGAGGGGGCGAGCCCCGCCCAGGCGTTCGTGGCCAACGCATTCGGGCAGCCTGTCGTTTCCGCCTCCTGGCCCAACGGCACCCGGGAGGCGTGGTGCGTACTCGTCGATGCGATCGCGGATTCCATCCGCATCGTTTCGGCGGGCGGCACCGACCAAACTCTCGCCACCGCCGGACTCATCGCGGCGAACCTAGCGGCCGGGACGCAGATGCACATCGGGTACGAGCCGAGTGTGCCCGCACGCTGCTACACAGGCAGAGTGGAGCGGCTGCGGGTCTACCACGGGCTGCTGTCGGCGGCAGCGATGTCGGACGCGCTCGCCTGGGGGATTTCCTAAATGATTCAGCAACTCAGCCAGGGCGTCGTCTTCGTTTTCCATTACACGGCGGGCGGCCTGGGCAAGACCGGCCTCTCCCCCCTCGTGGACGTATTCCGTCCGGACGGCACAAAGGTGGTCTCGGACGGGGCGGCTACGGAGATCGGGGACGGGCTCTACCAGTACCCCTACTCCGGGGCGGGCACCACCACGGCCGGCAACTACTACGCCGTGGCGAAGACCTCGGACACCAGTGTAGACCAGCGGCACCTGCCGAGCCTCTGGGTGGTGGGGGCGTCCTGGGTGGAGCGTCTGGATACGCCGCTCTCCACGCTCGCCACGGCCATTTCAGGCGTCGCAGCAGCGGCGGCGACGGCGGTTTGGGCGGCGGCCACGCGCACCCTGACCGCGATCTCGGACAGCACGGGCGTTACCACGCTGCTTGATCGGCTCACGTCGGGTCGTGCTGCCAACCTGGACAACCTGGAGAACCTTGACGCAGCGGTGAGCGACCTGCCGGCCGCGGTGTGGCAGAACGGCTCCCGCACGCTCACGGCAGGCGGCGGCGGGGGTGGCGGCGGATCTGCTGCCCCGCTCATCAACGTCGGGGCAAACTACCCGAACGAGCAGTTGCGCCTCACGGCGGGTGATACCGGAGGGGGGCTGATAATCACCATCCGCGACGATAACGGGACTCCGATCCCTCTGGGCGACGATGATGTGGTTGTTGCTCGGCTCCGGAAGGTGGGGGCGCCCACGGGCACGGAGATCGCCTGCGTGGTTATCTACGGCCCGGGAGGGATCATCAAGACGGACGCGTGGCCATCGGAAGTGTCCCCGGTCCCGGAGGCCGGGGACTACGAGCTGACCACGCAAAGGGCCGGATTCACGAACCCGGCCGGGCGCAGAATCCCGGTCCGGATCATCGCGGCACTGTAGGGACTGGAAGCCGCCGTCATTCCACGTGGAATGACGGCGGCCAAAACCGGGCGGAAGAGACAAGGAGATCAATGAGCGTGAGTGAGACGATGACGCCCGGGATCGTGGGCGCGATAGCCGGGGCGATAGGGGCAGTGGCCGGGGCGAGCATCAAGGCCGCCGTGGACATCTTCGTCGCGCGGCGGCAGGGGCAGGACGCGGACGAAGCGTTCGACCTGAAGCGGCGCGAGGAGCTGGTCAAGCACGTGCACGACTGCGAGGAGCGCCTCGACAAGGTGATGGCGCGCTGCGACGCCCTGCAGCAGCGCTGCGACGCCCTCTGGAACGACAACCTGAAGCTGAGAGCCGAACTGCAGGCGCTGACGGTGATGGTGAAGCAGGCGGGCCTGCTGAAAGGGTAGGTGGCGAGAGTGGAGATCGGAATGGCGGATTTGGCGGTCCTGTCGGGTGTGACCGCGGTTGTTGTGGAGGGGGTCAAGCGCGGCCTGAAGCTATCCGGCCTGGCCGTGCTCGCCCTCGCCGCGCTGGTCGGCGTGGCCATTTCCCTGCTGGGCTTCTTCGGCGGGGTGAGCGTGGGCGCGCCGGCGTCGGGCTGGCCGCAGGCGGTGGCGCGCGGCATCCTGGGCGGGCTGGCCTCGGTCGGCGTGCACCAGGTGGTCAAGCAGGCCGAGCAGGCCGCGGAGGGGCAGGGGATATGAAACTCGCTATCGACGCCGGGCACGGCATGGGGAACCGCAAGGCGGGGGTGTACGATCCCGGAGCAGTTGCGGCAGGAGAGACTGAGGCGGGCATCGTTATGGACTGGGCGGAAACGCTCAAGTTCTACTGCCTGCAGGCGGGGATCAATGTCTTCATGATTCGCACGGGGGCGACTGATGCCAACCCCGTGGGCGGGCGGGACGAGCAGGCAGAGCGAGCGAACTGCTCGCACTACCTTTCCCTGCACTGCAATGCGGCAGGCGCGGTCGCGGCTACCGGGACGGAGACGCTGTACCGCGACCGCACGGATATGCTCTGGGCGGCGAAGGTGCAGAAGGCTGCCCTGGGCGCGCTGCGCCTCGCCGACCGGGGGTTGAAACCGGAGAGCAGCGGCCAGCATTCCCGGCTTGCTGTCTTCGATTTCGACGGGCCCTGTGCGCTGTGCGAACTCGGGTTCATTACCAACCCTATGGACCGCCAGGTACTCCTTGCCCGTTCGAACCGGATTGAGTTCGCCATCGCCGTGGTGGAAGCGCTGAAAGGCGGGCAGAAGTGACCAGGAAACGAGTGCTTACAGGAATTGCCAGCATCGCTATCTTAGCCCTTGCGGGGACGGGCAGCGGGTGCCGGAAGGGCGGTGGAGACTACCGTAGCGCCCTCCAGGTAGAGGCGCTGTGGCCGCAGGACAAGGGCGGGGTACTCCGGGTGCCCGTGCGCATTATCCAGCCCGCGGCGATCGACACGCCCATGGCCGGGCCGGCGGAGGGGGAGCGGCTGGCAGCCACGCGCTACGTGGCGGGGATTCTGGCGGCCATCGCCGACTGGGAGCGGATTGGGCAGGGGCGGATTGACCTGGCGCCCATCCTGGAGACCGACACGCTGCCGGAGGAGGGGGACGGCACCGGGGATATGAAGCACCGCCCCCGGCGCCGCGGTGAGGTGATGATCCTGCGCCGGGCGATGATCGGGCCGGACGGGCGCAGGCGCGGCGGGTGGGCGGGCTGGCCGACCCCGCGGGCCGCCGCGGAGCCGGGCGCTCTGCCGGTGCTGGAGGCCGCGGAGATCTGGCTGGCGCCGGAGTTGCCGCTGGAGGCGGTGCGGAGCGTGGCAGCGCATGAGATCGGGCACGTCCTGCTGGGCGCTCGGCAGCACGACCCCGCCGGGGGCAACGGCATCATGGCGCAGCCGACGCGGCAGGGCGCCCGGCCCGGGGCCAGGGATGCGGCCACTCTCTGGCGGGTCCACGGCGGCGGCGGTGGGGCGTGAACTTCGGCGCGGACGTCCGGCTGATGGGCTTGGACGAGTTCGAGCGGCGGCTTGACAAGGCCGGGGACATCATCAAAGCCGCCGCCTTCGAAGTGGAGGCGGAGGCGAAGACCGCTATACAGACCGGCGCCAAGAGCGGCCGCCTGTACAAGCGGGGAAAGCGCACCCACCGCGCCAGTGCCGAGGGCGAGGCGCCGGCGAGCGACACCGGCGCGCTGGTCAACTCTATCCGGGCGCACCGGGTGAGGCGCCTCCTGTGGGAGGTGCGCGTCGGCCAGCTCTACGGGGCGCTGCTGGAGTTGAAGCTGAACCGGCCCTTCCTGCTGCCCGCGCTGGAGAAGGTCCGGGAGCGGTTCGTGCGGGCGATGCAGCGGCTGTTCGAAAGCCGGTAAGGAGGGCTGTGGTGGAAGCAGACGCCATCGAGGAGTGGCTGGCGGCGACGCTGGGCGGGGACGAAGACCTGCGGCGGGCGGTGGATCGGCGCGTCTACGGCCACGTCGCCCCCGTCAAGTCCGCCTACCCCTACCTGGTGTACCTGCCGGACAGCCGGGGTGGAGAGGACCTGAATACTCTCGGCTCCGTGCGGGGCGTTGTCGAGCGCTTCTATGAGGTGAAGGTGGTCGGGCAGGGAGGCGGGTTCTCCCCCCTGCGGGAGGTCAAAGAGCGCATCGACGCCCTGCTCCACGGGGCGGAGCGCCAGGACGTTGACCCCCGCTTCTTCTGCGAGCGCGTGGAGGATATCCGGGACGCCGACGTGGACGGGCGCAGCAACATCTACTACGAGTCGGGCGGGGTGTACCGCTTCCTGGTGACCCCGGAAGCGTAACAGACAGCACAGAGAGCACAGACAGCAAGGAGAGAGAAATGGCCTGGAAACTGGTGGGCAAGAACTGCGCCATCGAGATCGAACCCGGCGGCCCCACGGACGGGGCGCCGACCTACGGGACGGGGATCAACATCAAGGGCGTCGCGCGCCGCATCATGAAGGAGGAGACGGTCTCCGAGGCGGATGTGTCGGCGCTCGCCGATAGCGTGGACGTGTTGCAGCCGCTCCGGAGCCGCGCCGTCTTCGACATCGAGATGCTCATGGACAACGAACTCGGCGAGCAGCTCTACAACATGATCGGCGACTACATCCGGGTCAAGTACAAGCCGCTTTCAACGGACGTGGCGTTCAAGGTCTTCCAGGGCTTCATCTCGCAGCACGGGGTGGAGATGCCCGACGGGGCGAGCATCGAGCGCTTCCGCGTGACCTGCAACGCCAACGGGGGGAGCCTGCCGAGCTAATGGACGCGATCAAGCCCATGAAGAAGAACGTCGACCAGCCGGAGAAGGCCGCAGCGCCCTCCGGCCCCGCCCGTCTCGCGGACATTGCGATCGCCGGGGCGGAACGGCGCCCGGACCTGGCCATTTCGCTCAAGCCCTACACGGGCCAGGACGTGACGATCGTTCTGCGGGAGCCCGACGTCAACACCCTGTTCGCGGCCACGCGCCGGGCGCAGGAACTGGTGACCAGAGAACCGTTCTGGGAGCCGACCCTGCGCATGGCGGTGGCGCAGTTCGCCTCCTGCCACGTGGCGCCGGCGGTGGACGACCCCAGGGAAGCGCTGGCCTGGTACCGGAATCTGGCCAGCCAGAACCGGGACCTCTTCATGCTGCTGCTGGCGCACTTCCGCGAGGCGTTCCCGGCGCAGTCAAGCTTCTCCGCGGAGGAGGCCGTAGAGAACTCAAAAAACGACTGAAGGGCCTTGCGTGGGTGGCGTTCGCCCTGTGCGTCAAGCACCTGCGGTGCCTCCCGCGCATGGTCCCCGGCGGGCTGACGATGGACGAGATAGAGGACCTGCTGCGCTACCACCAGGAGTTCGGCGGCGGAGAGGAAGGGGAGGAGTAAGCGGCCGTGGCCTTCAAGCTGGCGGAACTGATCATACGGATCGGGGCGGAGGGGGTGGAGCGCGTGCGCGCCTCCCTGCGCCAGATCCGCGGGGACGTCAAGGACGTCGGCGACGAGGCCGCGCGCACGGGCCGGCGCGCCAAGACGGAGTTTCAGGTTCCGTTCGAGAGTGCGATGAAGACCGTGGCGGGCTTCACCGGCGCTCTGGGCGCGGGCGCGGGCGTGGTCGGGGGTGTCTTTGGCGGCGCCGCCGTCACCGCCGCCCTGGGCTATGCGGAGCTGGAAGCGCGCCTCAAGGCCGTGACCGGCTCCGCGGAAACCGCGGCCCGCAAGCTCCAATATGCGCAGGCGGTCGCCAACCCCTCCAACTTCACGTTTACCCAGCTCGCCAATGCCACCGTGACGCTGGAAGCGTTTGGGGTGAATGCCGAGCGGGCACTTGGCACGGTGGCGCGCCTCGGCATGGCGTTCGGAGCTGGCGACGAGCAGCTTCAGATGCTGGTGCGGGCGCTCGGTGACATCTCCGCCGGCTCCTTCCCCGAAAAGGACGTGATGGCGTCCTTCGGCCTGAACCGCCAGATGTTTGCCGAGCAGGGCATCGAGTTCGACGGGCAGGGGCAGTTGCAGTCCAGCGCCGTCGAGACTCTGGAAGCGTTGGAGCGCATCGTCCTGCAGCGCTACGGCGGGATCTTCGACGAGATGGCGGATACGCCCGGTGCAAAGGTCGCCAGCTTGCAGGACGGGTGGGAGAAGCTGCTGCGCGTCATCGGCGACGGCGTGTTGGAGAGGGCGGGGCCGTCGCTGGAGTACCTGTCGCGGCTCATCAACGGCCTGACCGGCAGCGACGTCCTGTTCGAGACCGTGGAGCGCTTCAACGCCGGTTTGGCCCGCCTGTTCAACTTCACCCCGGGCGAGGGCCTGATTCGCTTCCTGGCCGGCACGCTCAGCATCATCGGCACCCTGCCCGACTACATCAAGGCGGTCTACGACAACGCCAACGCCATGTTCGGCAATGCGATCAGCAACATCCGTGAATACTTCCGCGAGGCGGGGGACTGGCTCAGCTCCTGGGTCTCGTTGTTCAAAGACAACATGGCCATTATGGGGCAGGCGTGGCACTTGCTGTTGGAGCGGGACATCGCGGGGGCCATCGAGAAGCTGGGGCAGTTATCGGCCACCCCGACTGACCCCGTATTCCCCGCCGCCATCAACCCCCTGACCCAGGGGACGCAGCCCCTGCCGAACCTGATGGGCCAGTCCCAGGAGTACTTCGAGCGCATCATGGCCGCCATGAAGCCCACGGACGCGGACGTGCCGGAGGCGCGCGGTCCGTTCCTGCTGCGCGAGGTGGACGCCACCCGGGACTCCCTGGAGAAGATCGAGCGCAACACCCGGGACACGGCCGACGCGATCACCCTGCGGCGGCAGGCCATGGGCGGCGGGGAGATGGGGCGGCTGGGTGTGACTCCACAAGAGATGTTCGGCGGGCCAGCGGCTGGCCCACCAGCATCTCTTGCCCGGCGCTTTGCTGGCACGGGTGACGCCTTCTGGCGAGACCTGGCCAACGCCATGCAGAGGGAGGTGGACCGGCGGGTGCTGGCTACCGTGAATTCGGGCCGGGGAAGTGGCTATCGCGCTCGCTGAGGTGGCGTGCCTTCTGCTCCCGGGTGTGGAGGTAGGCGCCGAGGACGGTCACGATTGCCGCCGGAAAGAACCATATCGCCAAAACAATTAGGACCCCTATTATCTGAGCAGATTGTGCCACGCCGTTGCGATCAAAGAAGCTACCGCCTCGGGTTAAGCCCGCGATGATGCTGTAGCCAAACCATCCCGTCCATAGGACGAGCAGCGCCCAGCAGATTTTAGACCCCATCTATGGACCTCATACTACAGATCGATGTGCCCGAACCCCGCGTTGCCCTTGAGCGCCTGGTGGTTTCCAGTGACGGACTCGGATGGGATCTGCTCCTCGGCAGTGACGTGATGATCGATCCCGTCACCTTGTCGGTCATGCTCCGCCCGCTCTGTACCAAGCCGGAGTGGGCGAGCACCACCAGCGGCGCCTATGCCCGGCTCGCCAAAACAGACTACACCCTGGTCACTCCCACGGCCTGGGTAGAGAATCCGCGCAAGGTCGCCGGCGACATCTACCTGGAGAGCCGCGGCGTCAACGAACTGGTCCGCACCACCGCGACGTGGCCGGTCAACCGCCCCTTCTTCCTCTCGTTCTATGTGTTCGGCACCGGCAGCGAGAACGCGGTTGCGCTGGAATGCGGCTGGGGGCCGCCCGGTGATCCCGGCTCCGTGGACCTGCGCGTCAGCAAGGGCGGCGAGGTGGAGGTCTACAAGTCGGGCGAGAAGGTCGGCGTGTACTCGGTTGACAACGGCCGAAGCCTGCCGCTCGGCTCCTGGCGCACGGGCAAAAGCCAGAAGCTCGCTCAGCAGACCATCGACCTTTTGCTCATCCCCTGCCGCTCCCGGGACCTCCTGGTCACGAGCAATTTAGGCGGCGGCTTCTGCCACACCTTCACCGACCTGCCCCAGACCGGGCCGACCACCACGAACACGATCACCCCGGCCTCCTACTTCTGGTGGTCCGTGCCGGCCGGCAAGGCCAGCGTTCAGTGCGCGCCGATGATGTTTGCTGAGTCTGGCACGGTCTTTGGGCCGGAGACGGCGCTGCGCTACGCCCCGAACGCGCCGCGCACCTTCGGCTTCCTGCGGGCGAGCCACCCCGCCGGTTACGGCACGCAGGCCGCAGCCAGCTCCCTGGTGAAGGCGTCGGACCTTACAGCCTACACGCCGGACGGCGTGACCACGGACGTGCGCCTGAAGGTGGACCTGACTGGGGACGGGGAGTCCACCGTCTTCCTCTACGCCGTCGATGCGGTGATGCCCCGCACCGTCACCACCACGGCCGACACGCCCTTCGATCTCATGCCCCACGTCACGGAGCTGGAACTTGAGGTCCCGGAGGACGGGCCCGCGACCATGCAGTTTGCGGCCTACAACCCTGCGGCGCTGGCGGCGGCCGGCATGGACCGGCCGGAGGAGCTGCAGGAGCGGCCCGTCCGCCTCGCGGTGGACCCGGGCGGGGAGGCAGACTTGGTGGATGTCTTCCGTGGCACCACGGTGGAGTTCCCGGTCGTGACGATCGGCAAGGGGCGGGGGTACCAGAAGGCGCGGCACATCTGGTGGGACTGCGAAGACCGGGAGCGCGAGTTCGAGCTCTTCTCCTTTATTGATACCGTGCCCTTCGACGGGCTGGCCCTCACCGACGTCATGGAGGACCTGGTGACGATGCCCGGCTTCGACGTGGCCGACACGGACATTGACGCCGACACGCTGGAGATCCCGTTTTCGCCGGGGGTGAGCAGCGGCGACTGGCAGTACATCCCGGAGCGGGGGGACAACGTGGCGGGGTGGCTGAAGCGGCTCCGGGACGAGTTCGCGGCCACCACCCTTACCGGCTGGGCGCCGACGGCGGCGGGCTACAAGTGGCGCTACAAGGACCCGGCGCTGCTGCCGACCTCGCCCAACATGAACCTGTACCAGTCCACGGCTGACGCGCAGGCGGCCGGCCTCACCTCCGACTTCTGGCGGCAGCGCACGGTGCGGGGCCTGCGGCAGATCACACGGGGCACGGAGGCCAACCAGGTGCTCGTGGTGGGCTACGACCCGCGCACCCGCCGCCACATCCCGCGCCAGTTCAACGACGCGGCCAGCCTGAATCCTACGCTCTCCGGGGCGGCGCGCCCGCGCAACTGGCAGGGGCGCAGGAACACCTACCAGCTCCTCGAACCCCGGATCTCCACAGACGCCGCGGCGGAGCGCGCCCGGGATATTCTGGGCGAGCGCCTCACCGAGGTGCGGGACCTGTGGGAGATGCAGAGCGACTTCCTCATCATCTACCCCTCCGGCGTCCCCATCTGGAAGGGGGACGTGCTGCGCATCTATCAGAAGGGCAGCACCACGGAGGAGTGGGCACGCTTCCGGGTGCTGGCGCTGCGCATGCGGGTGGTAAGCCACGCCGAGGGGCGCGCCCCGGTCCGGGAGGCGGAGTACCTGCTGCGCCGGCTGCCGGTACCGGACGGCGGCTGGGACGACGAAGAGGACGAAGAGGATGAGGAGGGCGAGGGGGAAGTAGAAGGGGGCGAGGTGTAACCCGTGGCCGAAAAGGTGTTCGAGATCACGATCAGTGCCACCCTCTCCTCCCGCTGGGCGTGGAACGCGGGCCTGGTCCTCGGCGGGGACTTCACCGAGGTCGCCGGGATCGTCGGCAACAATCCGCAGATACGGCGCTCGGGCACGGGCGGCTACCCCGGCACCGGCCCGAACGTGGTGATCCGCGCCGGCGACCCCACGGGCGGGACTGCCGTGTACGAGGAGGTCCTGGGCGCCGTCCCGCCCAACGTCGGCAGCGGCTCCACCCTGTTCTCCGCCTCCTGGTCCCTGTCTCACCGCGTCGTGGTGGAGGACGACGAGACGGACGGCTTCGGGCCGAACTACGGCGCCGTCGTGGCCGGGAGCCTGGGGGGGTACCGCCTCGTCCTGAACGGCGTCACCAAGCTGGACTATGCCGTCCAACCCAGCAGTGCCAACCCCGCCTCGGGCCTGGCGCTCGGCCTCCTGAACGCCTTCCTGCCCTACGCGATCTCGCAGGGAATCCACGTCGGGGTGCCGACCTACGGGGCGAGCATCACCATCAGCGTCTCCGCCACGGGTTACACCCCCTCGCCCGAAGTGCCCGGCGTAGCGACCGCCTGGGGGAGCCTCACCAACCGCACGGCGGAGGCGGAGCCCGCGCCGGCCGCGACCAACACCACGTTCCCCGGTCAGTACGTCGTGAGCCTCCACCGGGCGGACCCCGCCGGCTCGCCCGCCTTCCAGGACACGCAGGCGAAAACGATCATCGACGTGATGACCACGCAGATGGGGGGCGGGGACACCGAGGCGGTCCCCTACGCCGTCCGATTCGCCAGCGAGCCGGCCGCGGAAACGGGGACCATTGGCGGCGGGGGCGGTGATTCGGCGCAGGTGGTTCGGGAGTGGGGCGGCATCCGCCTGGGCTACCTGTTTCAGTATAGGCGGTGGAACTACTTTACGAACGCGACCATCGACTCGGGCTCCGCGTCCGGCACGAAATACTACGTGGGCGATGCTCTGACCGAGGTGGCTTCCTCCGCGGCTTTCCCGGCCGCACCGGGCCTGGCGGAGGTGAAGGTGGCGGACGCGCCCGGAGAGCAGCCCTACTACCGCTACAGCGGCAAGGAGGCCCCCGCGGCCACCGTTACCCACGCCGCGGACGCGCACCTGTGGGGCGCCTCCGGCCTCGCCTTCGCGGACTACAGCGACGCGACCGGCGGCTGGCTGGAGAACACGCCGGGGCTGTCGCTGTCCTACCCCGGTGGAGTCCTGCAGGCGGACGCCACGGCCCTCGGCAGCGGCTCCGCCTACGCCTCGTGGCGCTGCCCGCTGGCTGTTGGCCGGACCCTGCTGGGGTACCGCTACCTGACGGTTCGCTTCCGCACGGTCGGCGCCGCGAACAAGGCAATCAGGTTCTTTGATCTGGTCGGCCCCTCGGTAACTTCCGGCGCGGATGGGGAGTGGGTTGAAGTCGATATCGACGCCATGGCCGGCAACACCTGGCGCCGCCGCGAGTTCATCAACCAGCCGGGGCCGCCCACAACCCTCTACCAGGACTTCAACGTGCTGGTGCCCGCTGGGTGCGTGACGGAAATCGAGTGGATCAAGGGGCACCGCGACAACCCGACGCGACTGAGCATCTTTGGCAATACCGAGGGTGGCACATTTACCCTTGCCCGGATGCACGCGTTTACCGATGGCATGGAAACGCTTTCCCTCGCGCCGGGCGTGTCGGGGGCTGGGCTGGGAACCATCGCCCTCGTGGCGGCGGCGGTGAACGATCGGCAGGGGTGGACGGGCTGGAGCATGGCGGCGCTCGACACCGGCAGCAAGTACTACTCTCAGGGCGTCGGGGCCGCCCACCTGGAGAGCGGGGGCGACTTCCGCGGCGTGCCCTCGGCGCTCGACCTGGCGCTTGCCCCGTCCGGCACCCTGAACGTGCGGCACGTGGCGCCGGCCGTGTCTCCCACGGCGCTGGGTACGCCTGCCGAGGGGGCGGACGATTCGGACGCGGACCCCGATGACGAGCGGCTCTACCACTACATCGTGTGCCTGCCGCAGGGCGGGCTTGCGGCCGCGTCATTGTTCGGCGGAGCGGACAAAATCGCCGCGGCGACGGTGGAGGCGCACCTGGAGTCCGACAGCAGCTCCCGGGGCGACGGTACGCCGGGGGCGGACGGCTTCGCAGCGCTGGGGGCTCCCTACCTGCGCTCTCGCCACGACGACGCCACTCGGGACCACCGTTTCAGCGTCACCGGCTCCGGCCTGACCGCGGCACCGCTGACGCCCTCTTCCGCGGTGGATGGGGCGGACTACGTTTACCCCGCCCCGTGGATGCAGCGGCTGCACTGGCCTTGGCGTTTGTTCGGGATCTTCGAATGGCTGAGCATGGACGTCTCAGCGACCGGCCGCCTGGTGCGGGTGGGGACCGTGGACGAGAACATCGCGATCGCCTTCTCCAGTGACTACCCGGGCCAGGAGTGGAGCGACGAGGATACAGGCATCCCCGGCGAAACGCCCACGGTGCGGTACGAATTCCAGAGCGCGGTGCAGCGGGTGTGGCTGGCCTACCAGAGCAGTGACGACATTCTGCTGCGCTACAGCGACGACGAGGGGGTGACCTGGAGTATGCCGGCGACGGTCTGGGGGAGCGGCAGTTACCCCGCATTCGAGATCCTGCCGACTGGGATGCAGTACCACTACATCCGGACCACCGGCGGGGGCATTGACTGCAAACTGCTCGATCAGTTCCACAATGTGGTGGCCGGACCCCTGACGGCAGTGGCGTCAGGGGTGGACGACGCGCCCTTCGCGGTGCGCTTCGACGAGTCCGCGCAACGGTTCTACCTGGTCTACAGCAGCGGTGGTCTGGCGACGACGGTGGTAAGTGATGATGGGGAGACGTTCACGTGATCTGGCTAATGGCCTTTTCGCTTGCCACTGCCGGGACGACTTCTTGTGTGAGGCCGAACCAAGGTGCCGTCTTTCCGGCGGTAGCCCCTGACACTTACATCTCCTCCTGACGAAATGTAAGGTGATCCGCCAGAGGACGCCGCCGGTACGTAAGAGGAGGCAGGAGGGGCATAGTAGTTACTGGATGGTGGCGAGGCGGCTTGGTTGACTTGGCCACGAAGCGCTTCCAATCGCGCCAGTGCCTGCGCGTCCGCCTGAGACTGCGCCTGTTGCCTCTGGTACGCGGCTGCTTCTGCGCTGTCGCGCTTTGCCTTCTCCGCCATAGCCCGCGCGTGTGCCCTCTCTTCTTCCGGCGAGAGACGCACCATCGGGGCCGGCGGAGCGGGGGGAGTAGTGGTGGGCTTGTTCGGTGCGCACATGCTGACGCATCCGCCGAACAGGATCAGCGGCAGCAAACAACCAATCAGGGGATTCACCGATTTGCGACGGGCCATTACAGATCTCCTTCGGCCTTGCTCGCTTGCAATTACCGCCATTATGCCGCAGGTTGCGTGCCGCGGGGAAGGGCATCATTCCACGTGGAATGACGGGGCGTTACATACAGCATATCCCGCTCAGTGGCGAGGTGTACACTCCCGGTCGCTTCACCGCGCCCGTGACGAACACCACCAGCTTCGTCGGCGCGGGCGAGGGGGGCGCCGCCGGCGCTGCTGCCTCGTCCTCGTCGGCCGCCGCCAGGGCCGGCTCGAAAGGAGGAAGAGCGTCCTCTGCGCCCGCGTCTCCCTTCGCCGGGACCGTGAACGCCGCTGCGTCCGACGCCGCGCTCCCGGTGGCCGTCGCCCGCCCCTGCTGCAGCATCCATGCGCCGGTCGCCAGGACCGCCAGTGTCCCCGCCAGCGCCGCCGCCCCCAGATACTCCCGCCCCGTCCACGCCTTCCACTTCATGTCTTTCGACCTCCTCAGCAGCGTGTTCCGGCAACAGTATAACAGCAGGCAGGCACCCGGAAGAGGTGCAAGGTAAAATTGCGGGAGACGTCCCGCGTATAATGCGAGAAAGCCAGGAAGGACGAGGCAGGCGCCATGAGCACAAGTAGGGCCGGGAAAAGCGCATCTGCCCGGCGATGTTACGGCATCGGCCTCCGTCTCGGGCGCGCGGGAAAGCACCGGCAGGCTGTCACCTGGTTTCGCCGGGCGCTGCGCCTTTCCCCGGGCATGTCGGACTGCCACTACTCCCTCGGCGTTGCGCTGGGGGCGTTGGGCGAGTCGGAGGCGGCAGAGAAGGCCTACCGGGACGCCATAGCGTGTGACCCCTCGTGCGAACCGGCGTACTGGAACCTGGGAATCCTGCTGCACGAAACCGCAAGGCCGAACGAAGCGGCCGACGTCTGGTCGAGATTGGCAGGGTTGCAGCCCTACAACGCCTACCTTCATCTGCGCATCGGCGACGCGCTGTTCACCGCGGGAAGAACCAGGGAGGCGCGGGAGGCCTACGACCTGGCGCTGCTCCTGAAGCCGGGGGACTGGCTCGCCCGGAACAAACTGGGCTGCCTGTTGATGGACCTGGGCCGATTCCGGGAGGCGATCGCGTGGTATCAGCAGGCTATCGCGCTGGACCCGCCGGAAAACCATCCCTACATGAACCTGGGCATCGCGTACGACCGGGTAGGCGACCACGAACGGGCGCGGGAGGCGTACGGGGAAGCTATTCGCCGCGACCCGGAGGATGCGGATGCCTACGTGAACCTGGGGGCGAGTTTCGAGGAGCAGGGGAGGACGGAGGAAGCGCGTGCGGCCTACACCAAAGCTCTCGCGATCGACGGCGCGCACGCGAAAGCGCGCGAGAATCTGGAAGCCCTCGGCCCGCCAGACTGAGCCGAGGGCGTCTGCAATCGGATGCCGCCCGCGCGAGGTTCGGGACGAATGGCAGTCCGCCGCGCAACGGGTGCCGCTGGCCGACAAGAGCGAGACGATATCCGCTGCTCTATAGAAACAAGGTGGCCGCCCCCTGACGCTACCGTCGTCAGGGGGCGATCATGTGCCCTTCGTGTGCCCTTCGTGGTGCGCTGCTCTACCGGGTGTACCGAAGCGGCGGCCTGCCGACGGTGGTCAGCGACACTGGGGGTGTTTGCGTAATTTAGGCGCTCTGTGCCCCTGGCAGAACCTGCTTGACCGCTTCGGCTAATACGGCCTCCATGTTCGCGATCTCTTCGACGCTATCCACCTGAGTGCGGGCCAGACCGAGGTACGCCGGTGCTTCCTGCCATTCGTATTTCGGGGCCAGTTCACGCACACGGTCTATGGGCAAGCGCAGGGCAACGGTTTTCTTCTCGCGGTCCTGAATGAGCATGCGGCAGAACCACCGCGTAGTCACGCCGTACTGGACCGAAAAATAGCTGCCGGTGTCATTGGCCTTCAGCTTCTCGGGTTCGGGAACATGCGGCGAGACAAGCTCTCGGATGATCTCAAAGGCCCGCAGTTCTTCTTCGGTTGTGACGACGCCTTTGTTGTCTTCGTCCGCAATCGGGGGCTCAGAATCACTGGTTTCGGTAGATGGGACTGGTTCCAATACGGCTGCCTGGGGTAGGAGGCTTTGCTGGACAATCTCCAGAATGGCCGCATTGATGGACTCTTTGACGAGAGGCCGGAATCGGTCAATCACCTTTTGGGTGACACGCGTCTCGACGATCTGAGCTTCCTTCACTGCGAAGCTGATGAAGTCATCGGACGGTTCGCGCAGAAGCCGCTTAAACTGGCTCTTCAGCGATCCCAGGAACACCAGGTCTTCAGCATAACCGACCAGGCTGTCCATATTGAACACATCTTTGCGGAAGCGTTCCAAAACGCCGGTCTCAGTATCGCCGAACCGCTCGAAGTCGAACTCAAAGAAGGGCTTCTTGTCCAGCATGTTCGGCTCTTGCAGGTCCGTGAAGAAGCGATACTGTATGCCGTTCGTGATGATTGCGAACTTGACTTCCGGAGTGCTGTTGAAGTATTTCGCAAGCTGTGCGTCGTAGTTGGTCAGGGGTTCGTTTGGCCCCTTCGCCTCTACGAACAGCACGGGCTTCCCGTGGATTTGGAGGCAGTAGTCGATCTTCTCCGAAACCTTGGCCCATCCGGCTTTGTACTCGGGAATCAATTCCGCGGGGTTGTAGATATCAAACCCCAGGAGGGCCAGGAAAGGCAGGATTAACGCCTGCTTGACCGCCTCCTCTGTAACAACGTGTTTGCGCCGCTCCTCGATTTGATTCCCGAGGGTGCGGATGTTGTCGGCAAACCCCATGATCTCAGTCTCTCCTTGCTTTGTGGCTATAAGCCTCATTGGCATTAGGAGATTATGCCGCAGGTTGTGTGCCGGGGGGAAGGGGACGGGCATTATTCCACGCGGAACGAAAGCAGCGGCCAATGCCTTAAAAGGGCACTGCTCTACCACTCTCCGGCAAGGGAGGAGGATGGGACTCGAACCCGCCACCGTCCCTGTACGAGTCCCCTGCTCTAACCGGCGAAGCACCACCCGCTGCGCTGACATTACTGCTGCATCAATCCACGTGGAATGCTGTAGAGGGTTAATGTCTTGACTGCGTAAAGCTTTATCGCTTACACTGTGGGCATGGTCGCCCAAGTCGTCTCCTGCCCATTCTGTCATCAGCGCGATCCCATCGTCCCGCACGGGCGCAATCGCGGCGGCACGG